CGTCCACCTCAGCCCAATTCTGGTCCGGCAGGTACCAAATACCGTTCTTGTCAACATTACGCACCGGGATCATCTCACAGGGGACCAGCTTGGCAACGTCGCCTATGTACTCGTGAATCCCGCCGCAGTCGGTAGATATAACTGGGTTGCCGAGCAGCATTGCCTCCATCTGCGGAATACCCCAACCCTCGCCACGGTGTGCCGACACGAGGCAGTCAAACGTCTCGTGCAGGCGGTAAATACCGGATCGGTTCATCAGGCGGGTCGCAAGGTAAACCGGTGCGTATTTTTCTAGATTTAGGCTCCTTTTGCACTGCTTGAATCTGTCGTGCAGTTCCCGGCGCTTGTCGGGCCTGAAACTGTCAATAAAGACCTTCAAGGTGAGTGATACATCGTCTTCCCCCTCAAACTCTCTCCAGAACGCCTCCAGTAGCGCACGCGGGTTTTTACGCTCCGTCCACTCAAAAATGGAGTAGAAGCAGTAATCGGCCTTGTTAGGGACATCGAATTTATTAATATCGCCCTCTGGGGCTTTGATCGCCTCGGGGATAATGAAAATAGGAATATCAGTAATGCCGGCGTTCCGTATTGCCTGGGCATTAAACTCGCTGCCGGTCCAGATCTCCTGCACCATCTTGACACCGTAGGCAAAGTCTGGTGGCAATTTATCAGTCTCCCAGAATACCCTCCCAATGTTGTAGTCGTTGGGATTGAGGTACTTCTGGTAGATATTCGGGGTGGTGTGGAGAATAGTCACTTTGTAGTCTAGTGACTTATTCTGCAGCCCAATGCAAAGCTTGCCCAGCTCTCCAAAGTCGGCAATCTCCAACGTATGTTTTGGTATTTCAAGGGTAAGGCCAACCCCGGCCTCATGTAGCGCCCCTATATCGTGGCGACAAGCTTCGCCGTAACCTGAATAATCGAGGGCTGGACCAACATAGCGAACATTCATAGTTTTGCTGCGTACGTTTCTGTTAACTTATATCACCCCCCTCAACAACGCAACTATTTACTATCACTGACTCTCGCCTGGTCGTAGCTCCACAACCTGGTCAGGATCGAAGGTAATTCCCTTACCACAGTGCGGGCAAATCATGCTACCAAACGAGTCATCGGCGTCAACCAAAAATGCGGCCTCGTTAGTGCAGGCCGGACACAGGTATTTGAATCTGGCAACTCTCCCTTTAGTTTTGGCCATAGATTTATCACCCCCTCTAGACACGCTCCAATTCTAACACGTTCTGTAGGGGCCGCTCCGCCGGTGGCTTAGAGCCAACATCATCAAAAATCTCCTTTAGCTTAATTGCAGATTTCTCGAATGTCCAATTCTTGACGTACTCGGCGGCCTTCCTACCCTTCTCGATAGCTTCCTCCTGGTGCTCGTAGACGTACCGCATCTGTTGGCGCAGGTGGTCTACATCACACAGGAACATTTTACCAGTATCCACACCTTTATATCTAGAATAAGCTGACGCGCACTCCCCCTTGACATTTACCTCGTACATATAATCTTTGTCGAAATACTCGGAAATCCCGTGGGCATTGGGCACAATCGCCGTCATTCCTGTCGCCATCGCCTCTAATGGCGTTATTCCGAATCCCTCCCCACGGCTGGGAAACACAAAGGCATCGGACCGGTGGCACAGATCAACCAGCTGCTTATCGCTGATAGAGCCCTCGAGCACCTCGATGTTCGGGTACTGACTGGGTGGGAAGGGGAAGGGGGGTTTCTTAAGAGTAGTTTTCAGGATCAGCTTGACAGGCTCGTCCGGCTCAAACTCCTTGGTAAAAGCATTAACCAGCTCCAAAAACCCCTTCCGCAAATTGTAGGCATTGTAGTGTAAAAAAGTAAACGTCTCGTGGCTCTTGCGCTTAGCCTCCCGCTTCTTATATGTAAACAGCCGATGGTTGTACCCAAGTGGCAGCACCGTAGTCTCAACACCCGACTCCGCAAACACCGATGCGCACCAGGTAGAGGGCACTATAACCATATCGGCTGCGTTGAGGTACTCGATCCAGTCCTCCGGAATCTTGGTACTTTCAAACATTGTGTAGATGATCCGGTACTTGTTTTCCAACTGCAGAACCGAGTAGGGGTTGTGGAACAGCACCCCAATGCCCTGACCCTCCTGCGACCGGCTGATATGGACACCAAGCCGTTTTAGCTCGGCTACTAAGGTATCGCTAGCAACGCCGTAGCCGTCACGTCCACCAGTGCTCACTGTGGCTAGGTAAACAGACGGGGTTTCCCCGGCACCCAGACGAAGCTTGGCTATCTCCATCCTCTCGATCCGCGCGATGCGTCCGGCAGTTACAGCATCAACCTCAGACTCCGTGGCCTTGCGAAAGCCCGTTTTATCTAACAGATTGTTGTATTCTTTGGCATTCTCGATCGCGACGACTCTTCCGAAGGGATTAACTATATGAGGCATAGGGAAATCTTACAGTAATGTTACAAGACGGTCAACGACCAAAGGGGGCCATCGGCCCCCCTTGATTATCTCAGCACTAGATAAACGATCAAGTGCTCTCAACCTCGACCACACGTCGCTGGTCAAGAATCGCAACACCGAACAGGAGATCTAGCGTTAGCACCCACTCACCAGCCTTGGCGTCGTACCAGAACAGAGTCCGGAGCGACAGACCAACACTAGGATCGTTGATGACACTAGACAATACCCCCATTCCGGGGTTCGGATTAGCCAACGGTCGGCTAGCCAGAACAAAAGCGTTCTTGGTGTACGCCAAGTTGTGGTAGGCAACCGGCGAACCGGAAACCTGAACGATCTGGCTCTCGTGACACTCAATTCCGTAAGTCTGAACGACCTGCCCCTTAGCAATCGCCGCGTTAGCTCCACGAGCGTCGAAACGGGTAAATTTATCAACGCCTAAAAGGTCGTTGAACAGTGTCGGATCACTGTAGAGATAGCGCTGCTCAAGCAGGGGAACTTTCTGGTCAGAGAAGAACTTGCGGATCAGGAGCATAGAGGCGTCGATCGTGGCTGCAGAGGTAGCATCCCACGAAACCGTGTTCTCAATACTCGCATGCAGACTGGCAATTGCGGTCTCGACCGCCTCGGCCAGTGCAATGGCACCGTCATCAGCGTACCTGTCTTGGGTATTCTGATTTTCCAGCACCTTGGTCACATCATCAATCGCAATCGTGACCTCCTTGTGGGTATCAAGAGTGACATCCACATTGGTACCGGTTGGCCCCTGACGAGTGAAGTCGGACCCAGCCACCTTATCGTTAGCGATAACAGCGCCCGTCTTGGGCACCTGAATGGTCTCGCCGATCTGTGCCACATCCCAATCACTGTCACGGGAGACTGTCTTCGCTAGGTTAAGATAGGCCGGAAGTCGCTGCAGACACTTCTGAGCGATGATTGTCGGAATAAAAACCGCGTTTGTAGTATTTGTTAGTAAGTCCATCTAAGTATTTCACCTCCCCTCATAAGAACTGCCAATAATGTCAAACCTAAGCAATTTTATGAGCGGCGAAACACTAGGTGGGTATTCCGGGGAGATCGTTCTCGATTGCCCCTGGGGTCTTCATCGCTTCAAGAATCTCCTTTTCGTGCTCCCGGTAGAACTCCGGGTCTTGAATCTCAGAAGCCTTAAACTTCAATCCTGTGTTTGCTCCGGCGGGGTTTGTTCCAGCCCCGACTCTTGTCGATCCCGTTGCCGCAAAAAGATAGGATTTCTCCTCCTTTAGCTTTGCGACGGCCCCCTCGATTCCAGTGACACCATCATCGGTAACTTTAATCTCGGAACGGTCGATTAGCTTCGACACGGCATCCAGATCGACAGCGCCAAGTTTAGTAGCCTCGCTGATAATCTTGTTGTCGGCAATCTGGGTCTCGTACTTAGTCTTCCAAGTAGCGGCATCGTTGCCATGCTTTTCAGCCAGCTCCTTGTATTTCTTTTCCTTCTCCAGACGCGCAACCTCGGCCTTCTCGTTATCGGCCTCAAGATTAGCGGCTTTCTTGGCACGCTCATTCAACTGCTTGAAACGTGGATGGTTCCAGAGTCTGGGGTCGTCGAAGACCTTACCAAAGGCTTCATCATTTAGACCTGAAATATCAACGGGCGCGTCACTACCCTTTGCAGGATTTTTGTCCGGTCCCGTACCGGTGGGTTGTGTGTTGGGGTCATTGCCCTCTCCCGCAGGATCAGGTTTCTTAGGCGCCCCATCGCCGCCTTCTTTCGGAATTGGTCCAGGCATAGTGTTTTTCCTTTCGTTTTTTTCCGCGGTAAGTCCGCTAGAAAAACAGCCAGTAAAGGGACATTTCGATGTACAAACAGATTATCTTACATCTATTTTCTCTTGTCAAGTACCTATGCGTACTTACCGGTCTTCGTAGAGTATGCCTTGGTTTTCTCGGCAAGCTTTGGCACTATCGTATTTATAGCGTGCCGGCAATTGGGATGGAAAAGCCCGGTCGCCTCAGCATCGGCCACTGTTGGATAGCCCTTAGTCTCCCCAGTTACCGACAAAACCTTGCCCTCCCAAGGCGTACACAGAGGGCACGCACCGGGGTGCTGTGACACTTGCACCAGATCGTACCCATTCTCTACCATCCTATTGGCCAGGCCGGTATTTCGCGCCTCGACCGCCTTGGTACGAATCAGCATCTCGGCATAGCTGTCCAAGCTCCATCTTCTACCAGCACGGTCGACTAAGCCCGCCAGACCATCCTCCTGCAGTGTTCCCTTTATTGTTTGCCGGACTGTCCGTAGCGCCTTACCACTAATTGTACCCTCGGCCAACTGATAAGTGAGCAGGTCCTGTGTCGCCTTATTGAGCAGCCGGCCAGCAGCGCGGTTGACGGTAGATAGGCTCTCAGCGAAGGATTTGGAGGTATCATCGATCAGCGCCAAAATGGCGTCCTGGTGTACTATGTTGAACCCGTGCTCGACCGCAATATCGGCATCGACACGCTTAAGTTGCCGAATAGCATCGTCAGCACCCATTTTGTAGTATTCGGGAAGCTCGTCGCGGAGAAATATCTCAACATCAACACCCAGCCGGGTCAGGCGGGCCTCGATCTGTGCGAGGATAACGCGCCGATTGTAGGCACCAAAATCAGTTGCCGTAGTAATCTCGGCCACGATGTCTTTGTAGGCACGTTTGAATACTTTAACGAGTTTGAGGGCGGTCTTCTCGTTAATTTCAACTTGTAGAGGATAGGTCGGTCTGGCCATTACTTCTTTCTCCTCTTGGGTATCCTATGGCCTGCTTTTCTGGCCCTGCTAACAGCGATCGCTCTACCTTGCCTAGCGGCCTTCGCCCTAGCACCCTTGCCACGAAAGATCTTACCGGACTTGCCGTAGCGATAGCCGCCTTTAACTTTTTGGACTGGCACCCTCAACCACCCCCTTCTCCTTCTTTTTGCTAAACGGACTGCCACCAAAGCCGGGTGTCGGCATTTTTATAGCCTTCTCGTCCTTGATCGCCTTGGCCTTCTCTTCGGCCGGCTCCTCGTCAGTCCCCTCAATGTTCATGATCGCCCCCGCAGCGGTCTGGGTGCCATCTTCGAGGCGCTTGCTCTCGATCTCGACCTGCTCAAACTCATCAATTGGCAACCCGTCCGCCCAGGTAATCTCTGGCGTCTGGGGATCGCCTTTTAGCACCCGACCGTCGAGCTCGATACCCCACACCTTAGCCATTTCCTGTGCTGTGTAGAGCACCTCCTGAATTGCCAAGTGGTAGTAGAGCTTCTTCCTAGTTACCTTGGCGATGGTCCTGAGAATCTTTAATTTGAGCGCGCGACCAGAGTCGCTCTGGCCTTTGCCCATACCCAAGATATCCGGCGAGGTCTCCGAGACCATAAACAGCAGCTCAGTTAGGTTTTCTATCTGCTTAAACGCGTTTTCTAAAGAGGCGTTCCAAACGATATACTCAGGCTTCTCGTCGCCGCCGCTCCCAGTTGGGAACTCGATCATCCCCAGAGCCTCACGGGCCACCTTGCCCTTATCATCTAAAACACCCTCCGGCACAAAAAGAATCGGGCTGGAGTGCTTGTCTAAAATGTTGTCAACCATACTGAGACGGTTATTGAGGGCGTAAAACAGAGCATCTAAATCGTGATAGTCGGACAGTCCCCAGTACCGCCGGCCAGTCTTCCAGTTGGGAATGTGTACCAACAGGGAGCGTGTGGTCCTAGTCTCCTGGTCCTTCTTAAGACCAGTGATGCCTAGGGTGTCTATGTCGACCTGCTCGACCATCTTACCGCCCTTAAGTTTCCATAGTTCGTTGAGGATGTTGCCGGGAGTGTGTATTTCCTTGCGAACATAGCTATCATCCCCGATTTTGAAGCTCCACGCTAACTCCTTGGTCTGCGGGTTCTGGCGAACATTGAAATCGTCTGCTTCTGGGAAGTAGATAGTCGGCGAGATATCCTCAATGATAACGGTTTCCTTTTCACTCTCTACCGCCGGGTTGCGCTTTCCAATCCTGATCTTGAACAGGGCGTCGCCCATGTAGGAATTTGACAGCGCCGACTCGTAGAGCTGAACACCAAGTTTATTTTCACGTACCAAGGCATCCACGAACTCCTGGTCGCCATCATCAGGCATTTTTATTTTCACACCCTCAGAAAATAACATATCCGCCACGACTTTGCTGGTCAGCCCAGCAAAGTTGGCCTTGATGTACCGGAGCTTGCCATAAGCCTTGTTGAAGTCATCGCTATTGATCCGAATACGGAACGCCTCGTAATGTTTACCCAAGAATAGCTGCTCGAAGTAGTTGTAGTCAACCAGGCGCTGTGCGTGTTTCTTGTAGGGGAATGTGGTGCCGTCGCCGGCAGTCCTAGGTGTAACGCTAACCGGGGCCACGCCCGCGACCGACCCAGTGGGATTATCCTTTATTTGTTCGACGGGCTTGGGTGTCAACGCCATGGATTCATTATAACAGTAACACAGCTACAAACACCATCAAAGACCTTTGGGCTTGGTAGCGTAAACCTTGGCCAGCGGCTTCTTATATTTTCGCATCTGCATCGCCACAAACCCGGCAAACAGCGCGTCGTCGTGCTTCCCATCCGCATGCTCGCGCTTCCCGTTATCCTTCTTAACAAATGTCCGCATCTCCCCAAGGGTAATCGCAGAGTTAATCTTTAGACTGCCCTCCTCAAAAGGCCGTAAGAAGTCATCTATCATTATATCGCGTGTCTTAGTATTTGTGCTCCACCCAATCTTTCTGGTGCGGCGCTGCGTCTTCTCATCCATTATAACGCTTGCGTAGTAATTGTCGTATATCTTAGACAGGAACAAAATGGTAGAGAGCATGTTATTCTCCACCCCCACAAAAGCGCCGTTGTAGAGCTCTGCTATAGCCTTGACCCACTCCGCGGACTCGTCTGGGCGGCACTTGACGTAGTATTGGGCCATCTGCTCGATCGGTTCCTCAACAGTGGCACCGCGCTCCCAAACATCAATGCAGGTAAAGTCCGAGCCAAGCCCGCCGGAGGGATCGACCCCGACCACATACTCCTTACCAAACACCGGCGTCTTCCAAATACGCACCCCGGCTTTGTGTAGTCGTGCCAGCTCAGCTACCAGCTTTTCCCGCCCCTCCTGCCCTGCTGGTACGGCAGCGACCAGCGTATCTAAAGATGGTGGCGGAGTGGGGGAGAGCTTGTTCATCACCTCGGGGTCGAAAACACTGCCAGAGCCGCTTTGGAACGCCTCCAATATAGTGGCCGGGTACTCCTGTCTAAATAGCTGAATACCACTTAGGCCAACCCCGCCTCCGGATGTTGCCGACCTAAGCTCGTTGACCTTCCAACGACGCCAAAGTAGTTGGCCGTCAGTCAGATTGTACTGTGTCGCGATATCTCGCTCATTACCGTACTTCCGCGCATCATCTAAGGTAGGCTCTGGTAAATCGCCTGGAATTGAGTATTCGGGGTGTATAAACCACGGGTAGAAGTACGTTTTATAATCCAGCTCCCCGATGTTTGGGTAGTCGTGGCAGCCAATGAAGAAATCGTAGAAGTCGTTTAGCCCATTGCCGGTAGTTTCCTCTGAGACCCAGCCGGTGATCGGTACAGCCTGTTTAGAGCCAGAGTTTAACTCGGCACGGTCCTTGATGTAGGCACTCTCGGTAATGTGGAGTTTTTGAACAGTGCCACCTCGTATTTTCATGGCCACGTAAATAGAGGAGTCTAGCGGTTTTCCGTCCCAACTCCTGACGAAATCGTAGGCCATCTTGGTATCGGTTCTAGTTAGGGGTTTCAACTGCTCTGGGAGATTAACGTAGGCGCGCTTGACGATCTCAAATATCTTAAGCACTGCCGGGCGCTCGTGGGCGAGTATTGCGCACGTAGTACCAGTTACCCACAAGGCCTCGTCGAGAAGATCAATGCAATAGAGGGTGGTAAATCCGAACTGCCTAGCTTTGAGGATCAGGTTCCGCCGGTGACTGCCCCTCTCCGCCAGGTGTTGGCGCTGGATCGGGTTCGGCCGGAACATTATCAGATTCCCCTCTTTGTCCTTGATCTTGTACAGGTGGTTCATCCTCCACCATTTGTCCGCTAGCTTGCTTTCCCAACTTTTCATAGTCAGTCTCGAGCCGCATAATCTGAAGCCCTATCCCCTCCCCCCCAGCACCAGTGTGCTCGTGCCTGTCGACAAACGCGTGGTGATTCTTGAGCAGGAAGATGCACATTGTGGGATTGAACTTACCCTGAACGCCCTCACACTGGAGCTGGTCTCGTTGTGCCTCCCTTAACCTTTTTATTACGTCGGAAAATTCGGGGTGTATTTTCTCCCACTCCAAGATGGTCTCACGGTGAATACCCAACTCTACGGCCAGCCCAGCCAAGGTGACAAGCTTCCTAGTCCCCAAACGCGCGTCAACATAGATACCGACCTGCTTAACCATCGCCTCTTTGTATTTGGTAGGCCTACCAGCTGGCATGATATCCCTAGTCTACCGTAACCTTGATTATTTTTCCATTACGTAGAGGAAGCGGTAAGACCTTTTCCGCCTCATACTCCCCAACCGTGAGAGTTAATTTATAACTTCCATCGATCAGTGGGCCGCGGATGGCTATGTGATCAGCGCAAAATCCTACTCTTTCCTTGTTAACTTCAACCATTTTCATACCCCCTTCGGAGGCAACAACACTACCGAATTGCTACCTCCGAGGGAGGCGCAAGCCTTTTACTTGCGCCAGCCCCTCTCCTAAGTTGATACATGTACATCCCAGCGATCCCCAAAGAACTTGATTTTGGCCACACCGGTCTGGACAGGGTACATATTCTTGCGCTCGGCGTAACTATTCTCATAGCCAAGAAATCCGCCCGTGAGCACAAAATACTTCTTCTCCCGTTTGACAGTCCGGCTTCTGAGGTCAAGCGTCCGCCTCGGAACCTTTAGGGACAGCAATTCATGGGTATGTCCATAAAGGTAGCAATCGGCATCAGTATGTTGTGCCGTTCTCATCGCCGCCGTTAGTTTGGTGTGCGGATACCACGCATTGCTAGAGCCGTGCTGGGCGTGGATGATGTAGTTCTGCTTCCGCACCTTCAGCTTGATGAAGCACGAGTACCCACCATACGGAACGCCTAAGAGCTTCGCCAGGGTCTTTGAAACTTGGAACCCAGTCTGCCTCCAGACCCGAAACTCGTGGTTTCCGTCCAAAAGAACAAGAACCTGCGAAGCAATGGGCTTTAAGACCTCTTCTAAGGCATCTTGCTGTGCCTGTGGGGTTAGGTTCTGTTCTACCCACCCCGCACCGACCGAGTGCTTACTCGCGCACTCTAGGAGGTCGCCCATCAACACCACGAGACTCCCTGATTCCTTGATGTAGTCAATCGTGCCCAGGAAGTGGTCAACCTCGCACGTTGGAGAGCCGAGATGGACATCTCCCAAGGGAACAAGTTTGACCTCCTCTGCATCAGAAACGAAACTGACTACCCTAATCCCGTTCCTGTGGCTCCGATACTTGTCCAGAATCACCACCCACCTCCTCGTGTGCTCCGCTCATCATCTTCATCCGTAGAATTAGCTCCTTTTCAGAGTCCGGAAGATGACCACTGACTATTTGTAGGATGACATCAACCTTCACCCGCTTCGCCTGTAGCTCTTCCAACCTGTCAAGGAACCGTTCGTACTCTGCTCTCGTTTCTTCTCTCATCTCCTTCCTCCTTTTAATTAAAGTGCGCCATTCTTTTATTGGCTCAGAAAGTAAGCCAGACTCTAGCTTACCACCTCAACCAACGACCGCCGACATAGATTCGGTCTCGCAAAACTTCCAAACAGCCGTATTGCCTCCCTGTCGTAGGCACGGGCGGCTTCCAGAATGTTAGAGAAAAGACCAATGTGTCGGTTCTTTCCGAAGGCCTGAATCTGAGCGTGCCATTTGCCCGCGTTCTTGTCCCAGTACACACCCTTGTAACCAGATGTGCTACCACTGTTTAATTTTCGATTTGCACCGTTCTGGCTAGGAGTACAAACCCTAAGATTCTCTCGGCGATTATCCAACCCATTACCGTTTATATGGTCTACTTCGAGGCCGTTTGAGGGAAAGTCCATTATCAGACGGTGCATGGATAGCTTCTTCCCGCGCACACCGTCCTTCCACAACTCCGTTCGCACATAGGAACTCCTTCCACCAACCCCCACATACTCGTGCCAGCTATACCCCGATACTAAATCGAAGTCCTCGTCATCAATCAGTGTTATATTCCCGTTCGGTAAAGTTAATTTCATAAAACCAACAATCTCGTCTAATTGCCTCTAATCATTATGATGTACGCATTATAATGTTTAGGTATTCCCACAGGCAAAACGGAGCAAGCCTCTAATTGCCTCTAACCTCCCACTATCCCAACCAACAACTAGCTCGTGGGGAGGGGCGAGGAAAGTCTGCGGAAACCTCGCCAGTTTTTATTCTCTAAAGCCGCCCTCCCCCACCAGCCGATAATCCTTATATCAATTTTAGGCATAAAGTTGATATAAGATTTTCCTTATATCACTTTGTTGACATTACAACCAATAATTAGCTGGGAGCTAGGAGCGATGGCTTTTTTGATTCATCACTCCACGCCCACTGAGATTACTCCCAGCTCCCAACTGACAATCGGCCACAGTCTATCACGACGCCGGCGTCTCGTAATAAAACACCCAGCAATGCTTGTACGCCAACGATAAGTAGGCTAGATACCTGTGCCGACCCTCCAGAACGCCATAACGATCGCCATCCCTGGCGCAGCCGAGCGGACCGAAGTAGTCCATTCCGCGAGCACCCGCCTTACGCAGAGTAGTCGCGTACTCGTGTGCCAGTCTGAGATCTATGCCCTGCTCACTATATAGGAACAGGTCTCTCAGTGGGACCTTCGCGATATGTAAAACCGCCCCGCTTGGTATAAGCACTTAAAGCACCGAGGCCAACCAGTCAATGTAGGCCGTAAAAATAATCGCCACGATTATGATCACTAGTAAATATCTCATTTCCCAACCTGGGCAGCCTTCTCCGCTAACGCCCTCGCCGCAAGAGCACTCTCTAGGTAATCGGTTCCAAACTCCCCGGCGATAAACCTCTTAGAGTAAATAAACCCCCCACAATTGACACATTGGCAATCTTTCCAACCGTATATTTTGTCACAGTGGCAACGCTTGAATCTCATTCAAGCCCCACCTCTTTCCTCAAAATCCCGGCTACAAGCCTTGGACAATCCGTAAATCAAATCCACTGCCTCCTCCGCCGTCATCAACCACCCCCTAGGTTTGCTATCGGCGGGGGTAATGAGGATTTGGATGCGGTCACGAAGATGTTCGCCCTTGATTGGTTTTTCATAATAAAAAACCTCCAACCTTGCCCCATTCCCCCAAATAGAAGTGAATATCGGCTTATCCTTATTCATTCAAGCCCCCCACACTCTGACCACTCAACATCCAATACTCCTACGGAAGTTGGGGCCAATGCCTCAAAAGCGGCACGGCTCAAATCTAATTCCCTGCCGTCAATAAAAGGACCACGATCGTTAACAACCACACGGATTCCCATCTCGTCACTTCCGCTTGGTCGAACACATAGCGTAGTACCAAAAGGCAAATCACGGTGAGCAGCGGTAAGCTTGGTTTCGTCAAACACCTCCCCACTCGCCGTAGTCCGCCCATGAAACTCGTTACCATACCACGAAGCCCTCCCCGATTGGAACTCACTCTTATCTGTCGGGCTATAACCGATGTCACAAGTCTCTTCCTCATAATTTCCCTCGACTGTGATTTCGGCTTGGTAAGCATCTTTTTGTATGAACGGTAGGAGTAAGAGCAGTAACAGAGCGATAACAAAGGCCCTTACACATTTAGCTATCAAATTTAATCGTCCTTGTCTTCTTCCTACTGTTACAGCTCCCACACAATGGCTGTATGTTTTTAATATCGTCCGAACCGCCGTTAAAGAGAGCCATGATGTGGTCCTCAGTCAGCTTTATTTCCGGCTCCCCTCTTCCACAGGCCGGACATGTAAAATTATACTGCTCCTTAAGCGCCTCCCACTCCTCCTGAGTATGGCTACCATCGGCTCCTTTCCTCCTGGCAGCCCGACGCTTGTTTAAAAAGTTTGTGCGTGTCCTATTCTTACTCCTCCACTTCTTCACGCCCGCAACCTTCCTCCTACTCTTTTCCTCCTTCGTCAGTGCGTGGTCCTCCCCCGTATGGCCCTTGCTCATGTTCGCCCTCTGCTCCTCAGAGAGGGGCCTGCCCTTTAACGCTGCCCCTATCTTCCTCTTGTGTTCCTCAGATAGTGGGGGCATGCTAATCCCCTTATTCCAAGGCACACACCCCCTTTTGAAACTACCGGAGGTTGCTAGCTTACCTTTCAAAGAGTCACTAACCTTCTTCCGGTACTCATCAGTTCTCGGAAAGGATTTGTGCCCCTTAAGAGCCAAGCTCATATTCCTCTTGTGCTCCTCGGATAGCGGACCAGTCTTCTTTCCCTTGTTCCAGGCGGGTTGCCCCCTATGAGACTCCCCCATCTTTTCCCTAGATTCCTCAGAGTGCTTTCTCCCTTTTATCCAAGGAACCCGACCTTTTTGGGACGCGCTCATTTTACTCTTGCTCTCTTCGGAGTGGGTCCGCCCGTACCAGTAACTCCTCTCCCCCCGTTGAGCATCCCCTATCCGTCTCCTATGTTCCTTCGAAAGGTGCTTGCCCTTATTCCAGGCAGTGCGACCAGTATTTGATGGCATAGTAGCATAAAGTGCCCGCCTTGACGGTTGAGGTCTTGGCGGGCATAAATTAAAAATAAAGACCCCAACCGTTGCCTCATTATAAAGGAGCGCTGCGCAGTTGTCAAGGTACATGTTCCAGCTCTATTGGCTGGTAGGGGGAGGCCCTGTCCTCCCCTTATCAACCAACACTACTTTTTACTTACCTTGGCTACTTTAGCGTTTACCCTACTGATTATACCATCAAACGCACCTGTGATGTCGTCGATGGCTTTAAGGATAACCTCGCGCTCGTTGCCTTCAAACTCTTCTGATATCGCAAGTCCTATTGAGTAAGATGCCACCAAGTCACTAGAGTATGAACCTTTATCAGCCCCACCAGACTTGTTAATTTTTATCATCTAATCACCTCCTTAGAACAGTAGTTCAATAATCGTAGGGTGTTTGGGTTCTTTTCCTACCCATATCCCTCTCTCGTACTCCTCCCGCCAATCCAGAAGCCCCCTAATGTAGTACCCTGTGTATTCTAACGCCTCTGGTAGGTTCTTAGCTGTAATGTAAACACTGTTTATCTGGTAACGCATAATCCTCCTATCTAATCAGTAAAACTTCAATCCCCGCCAAACGGGGTGGGTTTAATTCCCAGCGCTTTCTCAACCCACCACAGCACCCTCCTGCTGTGTCCCCCAATGTGCCAATTTGTAATATCCTCAACTGGTAGCCCATCTTGCCCCAGATAGTTGATATAGTTGATACCGTCCTTGTAGTTGTATATGGTGGCAATTCCTGCGGGAGTATAGATAACCCACTGGGCATCTGTCTTATACCCGCCTGATTCACAGTTTGGCTTACCAAATACCTTAACTAGTTCCTTAAAGTCTATATCTACCTCGCCCACTAGTGCCGTACCGCTATTTAGGAAGGCGTGTGCTCCTTGTGTAACTTTTCCGCTGTACTCTATGGATATATCTGCCATTGTTTATCACCTCCAATCTAGTCAATAAGTTGTATGGGTGGGGCGCTTGGGCTGGTCTATTAAGTGCCAAATGGCTTTAATGGTTAGCTAGCGCCCCTCCCGGTTAGTCTCTTTAACACCCACGAAACAGTCGAAAACACCGTATATCCCCAAATGGCCCAGAAAATTGACGCAACCCCCATCAAGAATCCAAACAAGTAATCGCTCATTCCTTACCTCCTAGTCCCTTTAGTTCGGTGTCTATCGCCTGATGGAAAAAGCCTATCAACATATTCGTCTGGGCTATAATAATCTTTTCTTTGCTTGATGTGCCGTCGTCTGGGAGCGGAACAAAATCAAACCGAGATTTTACCCTCCCCAAGCTCTCTCGGAGATGGGATTGGAGAATGTGTCCAACAACAGACTTGATTCCGTCCCTAAAGGCATTAAAGTTGACCTGTTGTTTTACCCCACTAAGATAAATCCAGTGTTCCCAAAGGTCATCAAACTCTTTTTCCCAATCATGCTTATCTGTTTTATCTCTAATAGTCATAGTTAGTCCCGCCAGCCCGTTCTCAATTAGGTAGATAAGCATCTCTGCTCTGGCATCCGCCTCCTTTTCATCTCTCCCTTGTGTGTCAGTTAATTCCTGTAATTTCAATCTGAAATCTGGGTAACTATACCAATAATCAATAGCGTACTCTTTCAACATCTCCCCCAACTCAGCAACGGTGAAGGCGGAGTATACCTCGTAGTCCTCGTCTCGTAAATATCGGTCAAGTCTTTTCTTATCGTAACCATAATAAATAGGCATACTTACAGGTTCTGCCCTATTATCAACTAACCAGTAGGACAAACTCTCCTGCTCCACACCAAGCTCATTTAATTGTTTTGCCAGTTCAAGACTGACTACCTGATTTTCTAGTTTCATTCCTTACCTCCTAGTCCCTTTAGTTCGGTGTCTATCTTTTTATTTATCTTACCTACAGCATCGTTAAACATTCCATTTGCGTATTCCGCAGCTTCCTCCGAGGTTTCAATAGGTCTTACTAAAAGAGGAACAACCCAGTTTTTAGTTCCTTTAATTTTCTTCTCCAACCGCACCCTCTCTAAGCTCTCTCGGAGATGGGATTGGAAGAGTTCCGCAATGCTTTCGGCCACATCGTCTTCATTTATAATTTGATGCCCCCTCGCCACCTGGTCAGTAATCGACTCTGTGACAATTACCATCGCTACTTTGTCTTTAAGCTCTCTAATAGTCATAGTTAGTCCCTACGCGCAGGGGATACGTCTTCTGGTTCCGCCAGGAACCTACCCCCTGCGCCCGGGGACCAACCGGGCGTTCCTCTGACTAGAACGGCATCTCCTTTGGGTCAACGCGCTCGCTACCCTCTGGCCCATCCTCGACATTGCCAGTGAACTCCTCATGTGCTGGTCTATCCTCTGCCGGCTGCCGTTCCGCTAGTTTCCTCCGCATCTCGATAATAACGTCGCTAGCATTGTCACGGGTAAGCTGGTTGAAACTAGACAGCTTATATCCACCCTTGATTATCTCTTTCAGCTGCTCCGGCTCATGGCCGAGATCTTTACCGAGAGCAAAGATGCAACTGCGCTGCCTAACACTAACTAATTCCCCTGAATTAGCCGGAGTAGCTGGTTTAGCTGCCCCGGTGGTCGCAGGAGCGGCCGCCTCCGGGGCTTTGACCGTAGAGTTGGGTGGTACATCGGCGTCCCTAGCATCATCGATCGCAAACA